TTCTTCTTCGGTTTCGCGGAGAAGTTCGCTGCCTTCAGTTCCAGCAGAAGTTGGTCCTTCGGTATGATGACGGAATTCCCATTGAGCAGCTTGAAGAAGCTCTTCCCGTTGAACCAATACTCATCGAGGACGATCCCGATCTTCTTGCGTTCGTATTGCTCGATGAACTTCTTGCCGAGGATCTCCCTCCAAGAGACGAACCCCTTCCCGGCGCGATCACTGTAGCAGATAACCCCGTCTTCAGCGATCTGGCAACCGTCGCGGTTGACTCCGTCGTCAATCCAGAACAACGGACCCCGTGCTCCGACTTCGATGTCCCCGTGCCACCGACCGGGATACTGCGCCTCGATCTCCGCCGCAATGACATCCATGGGGATGGTTGTGTCGGATGATGTCGGTGGACGGATCCCGGCAACCTTGACAAGGGCAGTGTGGATGAAATCGACCGGGACTGCGGCACCCATTTTGGTCCAGTCCGTTCCGATCTCGTAATACTGGGTCGCTTTGTAGGAGCACTCATCGAATCCAGCGAGTGCCTTTGGGGCTTTGAGGCTACGCGCCAGTTCGCGGATGAAGGCATCAAACATGTTGGGATCGATTGGCAGCATCTCCTCAAACTCCCAGATCATTCGTATGTAGCCGCTGAACGTCTTCGTGATCCACGTAGGTGCCACCGGGAGGGCTGCGTTGATGATGTCCTTGACCGAGAACCAATCAACAGGCGCGTCAAAGTCCGCGATGAATCCGCCGACCTTGTTGACGGGGTTCTTGCTGGAGACTCGCTTTCGCGGAGAGTCTCCTTCGCAGTAGCTGATAAAGGCGTGTTTCGTGTCTGCTGCCGCGCACCAATCACGGAACTCTGCCTTGTTGTCGAAAGGGGGGACGGCACAGCTTTTCGATTTTGCTTGTGGGTCGTCCAGCTTCTTTGCGTCGTCGCTTCTCAGGTTATCTATGTATCTCATTTTTCGTATTGATTCAAAATTTTCCCTTCGGCACTGAGCGGAATGTCGATCCACTCCGGGGGTATTGACATGATGCGGACAACTTCCTTCAAAGTCTCCTCTGCGGTTTCTTCCGGGGTTTCAATGACGACCTCATCATGCACGTGGAAGAGCAGCTTGTAACCTGCTTCGTGAAGGCTCACAATGTGGTGGCAGAAGATGTCCCGCGCAAGAGCTTGGGAGGCGTTTTCCGTTATGACCCCACCCCACACCCGCGTCTTTCTCTTACTTCCCCCAATGATCTTGTCGATAACGCACTGCCTCCCACCGTTGTGAGAAACAAACGAAATCCCGGAGTAGCCGAGGGATCTCCCGGACGGAAGATTGAGATCCCACTTCCTCCCCGACCCGATGTTCTGGAACGCTGCGTAGAGACAGGAGTCGTAGTGCGCCCAAAGCTTGGGGACTTTTGGCAGTGCCCTGCGGTAGAGGTGGACTGCCTCAAAAGCCTCGACCATGTCCATGGCGGAGATCTCAGCGAACTTCTTCGCCCCCGCGCCATAACCGCAGCCAAGGACGATGGTCTTGACCTTGTGGCGGAGCTTGGGGTCTTCCGACCTAAGCGACCCGCGATCCTTGGACCACATACCAAAACGGATCGCGAAGACCTCGTAGATGTCGTCCGCATCGGCAATCTCCTTGAGGAGGTCTTGGTCTCCAGCCAACCATGCCAGAGTGCGGACTTCGATCTGGGATAAGTCAACCACCACGAAGCTCTTCCCAGCAGGAGAAGTGATCAGCGACCGGAGGTTCACTCCAAACATCTCGGCACGGGGGAGGTTCTGAATGTTGAAGTTGCCTCCGCTCCCGGAGAATCGTCCGGTGTGCGCCCCGAAATAGGTCAGGCCGATGTAGCACCGACCAGATGCGCTGGTTGAGTGGTCAATAGACTCCAGCTTCTTCTGGAGCGCGTTGATCCTGCGCCAGTTTCGGACTGCCTCGACCCACAGGAACTTCTTCCCATATCGGCGGATCCACTCCTCTGCGTCCGGGTCGTCCATAGCGAGGCTTTTCGGAGGCTCGATCCCCACTTCCCGACAGGCATTGTTGAATGCCTTGGGACTCAGGATAGGGGCTTCGTCCGACCACGGAATCTGTTGCTCGACCTTGAACAACTCGGTCTTCAGAAATTCCTTCTGGGTCTTCAAGGCATCAACGTCCATGGGCAGACCATTCCGAAGAATCATCCGGTTGACCCGACTGATCTTGCGCTCTTCTTCCGGCCATTTGCCCGACACCGACCTCCACAAGTCAAGGCAGAGGATGCTATCCTTCATGGCATATTCCATGACCTGCTGCTGGAACTCGGGGGTCATACTATCCCAGTTCTGACCCTTCATGTTGTCCCGGACTTCCTTGGAGATTTCAATCCCCAAGACTTCCTTGGACGCGTTTTTCAAAGCTCGCGGCAGACCAAGGAAGGATGCCATGTCAGCGGTGCAGTTCCATTCGACAGGCTCCGGTCCCGACCACCAACCCTTCGCGATGCCTTCGTGGTAGAGCAACTCATCGAAAGCAGCATTGTGAGAGATAGCTACGTTCCCCTTCAAGAAAGACCAATCCAGTTCCTTTGGAGATCCGGCGTATGTGAACTCTCCCTCCTCGTCCTTCGCGTAAACCGTGACAAGGTAAGCATCAAAGGCGAAGTGGTTGAAGTAACCCTTCCAGCCCAAGGTCTTTATGCTACAGTCATTGTCGTAGTAGGTTTCAAAATCGACTGCAAAAACTCTCATTTTGTTTTTTAATTTGGGTCTAAAAAACCCCCCTCCGATTTTTCACAGAGGGGGGTTTTTGTTTGCGCTATCTCCAGTGCCTTTCGGCATTTGGTGTCAGTTGACACCAAGGTTCAACTCCGGGTTGGCGTTGAGAACGGATTCGATGCACTCCTGCAACAACTTGATCTGGTCGATCTCCCAGTCAATCTCGGATCGCTTGTCCTCCAGCTTCCTAACAAGGAAACTCAATTCCGCGTTATACTCTCGGAGCATTTTGAGATCCGGTGCGGTCATGCCGAGAACTTGTTGAGGAACTCAAGGATCTGGGGGTTGGTCTCCTTGGCAGTGACCTTCAGCGAAGGGACAAACCAAGAGTGGGGTCCACGCTGGAGGAGAGAGGACTTGAACTCCCACTCGACTTCGGAGATGCTCCGAGGACTGTTGGCAGCAGCCCAAGTGGCGAGTGCCTTGTAGGTCATCCGGTAAGCGTCCTTGTGAACGTGGATCTTTCCAAGAGCGCAGAACTTGCCGCCCAAGGGAAGGGGATAGACGGACGGATCGGGATCCTCATCCGGGGATTGGAAGAGCAGAGTGATCTCCGCGAATTCAATGACCTTGTGGTCCGACTCCTCGCGAAGCGTGGCGGCATCCGCTTCGTTGTAGGCCATGCGGCAGATGGCATCGCTGCCGTATGGGATGTCCTCCTTCCACCCCTTGATCGGGTTAATGACGGTGACGGGGATTGCCGATTCCTTCTCAGCGAGAACATGGATCTTGTCGAGGACGATGGACCCGACCGGAGCGTCGATGTTCGACGTTTTCTGGATCAGGTTGATGCGGGGGATGTCGATATCATCTGCGGAGATGAGGAATCCCTTGGCGGGTTGGACTTTTGCGAGTTCACTCATAGTGCTTTGCTGTTTTATGGGTTGTTGGTTTGTCGGCTCAGGAGAGCGTGAATCGCTCCTCAGAGGTCTCAAGGATCTCATGTGAATCGAGATCGTCAAGAAATTCTTTTTGTTTCGCGGACTTTTCACCTTTCGGTGCCTTATCTCCAATGCTCTTGGCAAGCTTACCGATGGGGAAGGATGCCATGGAGAGAAGCTCCTCCTCAGTAAGTCCGTAATCCACAGCTACTTCGATCAGCTTCTGGTTGTCCGCGCACCGCTTCGTCTGACCCATCGAGCGAAGACGAAGAGACGGGAAGGTGAACCCATCCTTTGCCAGTGCGACCATCCGGGATCGGAACGTATCCGCCCAATTCGACACAACCTTGGCGATTCCGTACACATTCTCCAACGTCTCAGGGTCCGCGTTCTCCGGGTCGAGGGAGTCGGGGAGTGCGACTCCCAGCTTGTCGGCAACGCCGAGCACCAGACTTCCCAAAGCGGGGCAATTGGACTCGTAGGCGCAGAAGCGACAGTTCTGGGAAGGGTTCAACTCCTCCAACGACGGAGTGCCCCGTGACCATTTGGAACGAACGTAAGCGGCACGGGCAATTACCACGCTGACCTGTTCCCGAAGGGACTCAAGGTCTCCACGATGGAAGGTGTGGTTGGGGGTATCGTTGTAGAACGGGATGTAGAACACGAAGGTCACAGTGTCGATGTCAGGGAATTTCTCAAAGACCCCGATGGTGTACGCCTTCGCTTGCCAGTTCTCAGACGGGTGATCGATCTGGGACACGCCCGTCTTGTAGTCAGCAAGCAGTGCCTTCTTGTCCTTGATCGTGAGTCGGTCGCAGGTTCCGTAGGTTTTGAGTCCGTAGTTGAGCGGGATCTCCAATTGGATTTCGTGGTATTCTGTGATCATTGCTTTTCTCTTTTAAGATATTTTACAAAGTCTGAGATGTTTTTGGGTGTGGCACTGGACCAAAGGCAATCCCGCTTTTCGCGGCACCACTCCCCGTATAGCATGTGGATAGTAACGTCATCGAACTTGGCGAGGAGTTCGTCCTCCCTGAGACGACTCAGGTCTTTTGACTGTGACTTGTCCAGCCATTCGCCAACGGTGTGGGATTCAGTTTTTGTCATTGCTAGTCAATCTCCAAAGGGTTCCTTTCCGGCAGTTGTCGAACGACTCTTTGTGGAGTCGTCGTGGGTCTCCTGTCATGACCAAGTGTAGCTTGGTCTCGTTTAGCACTTTTGTGATGTTCGTTGTCTTCGGCCATGCAAGAGCTTTGGTCAAGTCCCGGATGTGCCATTGTTTGCCGTCACTCAACAGGAGCAGCAATCTGTCACGGATATCCGCCCGTTGTCCGTACCGTAGTGACCTCATTCTGCGGTGAATTCTGCGAGGAACTTGGACTCCATCTCTACAATCTTGTCGTAGATGCCGACTTCCTCCTCATCGTGGAGTGCGGAAGGGTCTCGGGTTTCTAGAGCTTCGTGAATGCGGGTTCCTTTTTCGGCTGCGGCGTTGCTGCCGCTGATACCTTGGTATCCGGGGCATCCGGCAACATACTTCAGTGAGCTTGGGGAAAACACTGCGTGTCCCCGGTTTGCGTGGTCTGGTTTCATTCGTCGTTTAGTAGGTTCATCAAAATTGTTTTTACCTCGTCTTTGCTAACATCGAGGCGCAAGGATTCGATCAGGATTTTTAACAAGAACTGTGTGAAGTTTATGTCGCCAATCAGGGCATCGACGTTCATTACGAGTTCCGCAATCTCAGATTCCCCCATCGTGGTGACGATCATGTCGGCATCAATCTCTGGTTCCGTATTCATTTTCTGGGAAGGTAAAGTATTCACAGATCTCTAACATTATCGCGTCATAGATCTCGTTCTTTAAAGATTCTTCAGATGGGTTGTCCGTATGCTTATGCGCCCGAGTAAACCCACAATCAATTCCTTTTTCGATGCAGTCAGTAATGATCTTGTATTCGTTGGCTTTCATAGACTGTTTTAGGTCCACACATTAAACGCCGGATTTATTGTGGTCGATACGTTCTGAGATTAAAATCTCAAGATCTTTAGCGAGGTGTGGGTCTTCCGCCGTAACTTCAATCGGACCCAAAGGAACGAAAAGGACACGCCGAGCGTAGTCAGCACACTCATCTTTAGGGCACGACGTCCCCACGAAATTCTCGCCCACTTTGCACACTTTGTAGCCGTGCTGGCAGTCACAGGGTGGGGGAGAGAAGTCCGCGAGATTGACGCGAAGGGCATAGACCGTAGAACCCGCGAGCACTTGCAATGCGGGGTTGGTCATTACACCAGATTCGTAATCCAAGATCGCTGGGCTTGTGATCACAATCACTGGCTTTCCCTCCGGTTGAATCATGGCTACGAACCTCCAACGGTCGTAGCCGTACTCACGTTTTAAATGTATGCAAATTTTTTCCATGACCTTCATTCGTTGGCTTTCATATCAACCATCCGCAAGCTTGAATATGACATCGGGTTTAGCACCGTCTTCCGGCATCTGGAACACCAGCATCGAGTAGATGCAGTCGAGGTCCGTGACAATATCGTCCAACGCTCTCTTCAAAATCGCTGGGTCGGATGGCATCATGTCAATGCCACCTTCCCGGTGATACTGGAGCATATCGAGTTTCACCTCGTCAAAGCGGTCGGTCAGAATTTTTCGGAGGGACTTATCCATTTTTTCGTAATCTTTCTTTTGGTTTTTGGTGCTTGGAGTTCTTGCGCGAAAATCCGTTTGAGTTGGTAAACGGCACAGAACACTTCCATCATGTTGAGTCGGGATTCGCGGGATGCCCACCCGCTGGCAGACTCGACCGATTCTATGACTTCCTCAATTGCTCGTTTGAGTTCTGGGTTCATTGTTAGAGCCGCTCAGGCTTGTTCTTTGATTTGCAAATTTTTAAGAAAATCCACACCGTATTCAAGGGCTGTCTGCTCCATACTTTGAACTATTTGTTCTAGGTTAGCATTTGTTCCACTTCCCCCCGCCCCATACATGCCGCCAGTTTCGTAGATCATGACTGCGGGGTTTGGATTTCCAAGTAGAACATCGATCATAAGTTCGCCGCTTTCGTCCCAAACCATGACCAAACCGATTTCATTTCGGCAACCTCGACCCCGGTTTTTGACAAGCAGCTCTGGGTTATGCTCACTGAGCATGACATCCCTGACAAGGTAGCCGTTCACGCGAGGATGCTGTCCGGCAGATTTCAGCGGGCCTCACCCAGCTTGCCAAGGAACTTGTCGGTGTGGAATTGAGGGTTGCCGCGAAGTCGTCCATCGGGCAATACCAGTCGTCCTTAACGATGTGTCCGATACGGTGTATCTTAGACCATGATCCCTCTACCCGAATCGTCCTGCCTTTCAGTTGTGACCATTTCTCGACACCAGCGATCTCCATGATTCGGAACAGGTGATGACCCGCCACGCTCAGAATTTGATGGTGGGAAAACGACCTTGGGAGGTAAAGAGCGTATCCACCGAACCCCTGACCTGCGCCTCCAAAGTCAAGCGACAACCAGCAATCAAGTATGCCTCGGTCTGCGGTGGTGATTTCAGCCGATTCGATTACGGCGTTTTTGATTTCGATGTCTTTCATGGGATATGTTTGCGGCGTGGAATCGTTGGTCTTGTTTGGTCATCGTAGATTCTTAGTGTCGTTCAAAAAGGATTCGGCGCGTTGAATTGCGGCTTGCCACCTAGCCACTACCGGGCACGGCTCATGATATCCATGTTGGTCTTTCTTGCCGTGGTGAAAGTCGGCGCAGCGGCCAGTTGGAACGGCGGCGAGAAGGCTGCGAATGATCTCGCGCGCTTCTCCGAGTTGGTTTTGCTCGCTCATGATTGCTTCTCTTTGAGTTGAAATCCAAGCTCGGCTGCGATCTCATTGCGCGGCATGTCGCATTCAAGCGTATCGACAAGTCGCTTGATGAGTCGCATAGTGAAATCCACCTCCGCGATTTCGGCGTCGATTTCCTCGATGAACTCGATCACTTCGGCGCGACTCATTTCGCCGATCATTGCTTTAGGGCTTATGTCTACGGTGATAATCATTCTTTCCACTTGTTGATTGTTCTGAGAAAGGCTTCGGCGCGTTGGCGGGCGGTGGCGTGATATGGTTGGTGGCAAACAAGCCGCAACTGCCCACGAAACTCCGAGTAATCGCTCTTTTTCTTAATCAAGAAAATCACTTCTGTCTTTGGTTCGGGAAGATCGCACGGAGCAGGAGAGGCTCCAGCCGACTCGCGATCCGCTCGTCTTCGGTGTCTGCGATGTGGTCCGGTGCGGACTGCTGTGCCCACCGCAGGTCGTGGACAAGCAAGTGCGCCACTTCGTGAACTGCGGTCGATATCAGGACTTTGTCTTTTTCCATAAGTGGCGAGTTGAACCGGACATAAGCGGTGCATTCGACCGAGTTCCGATGGATGTCCGCGTAGCTTTTCAAGGTCGGGTCCGCCTCAAAGTGGGTCCGAAAGTGGACCAACCCGAGAGCTTCCTGCGCCTTCTTGAACGCGTCGATGAAGATCTGGTCAGCAGTTTTCATCGGGGTTCCGAAAGATTTCCACACAGTGCGAGAGCGGTGAATATCGAAAACAGGACGACCAATATCACAGTTTCGTTCATCGTTGTTCCTCCCAATGAGACATGACACGAAGAGCTATAAGATCCCCGACCGTGGTTTCAAGTTCCATCTTGAGGTGGCGGATTTCGTCCTTGAGTCGTTGGATCTCACGATCCTTGACAGTGAAGGACAACCACGAAATTGAAATGCCGATGGATAGTCCAAGGCAGATACCGGACATGATCCCAAAGAAGTTGTTCATTCCAAGCTTTTGGTGGGTTGGGGTTTTGGTTTCGAGACGGGCTTGTCAAGGGGGATCCCTTTTGCGATCCGGTATCGGTTCCGGTTGTAGTCCCGCGATTTCGTCGCGCAACTCGCGCAGCGGTTCTTGGTCCCGCCATCTCCCCCAAACGGAACCCGACCGCACTGGAGGCAGAGTCCCTGTTCAATCTTTTGTTTTTGCCAATTATTCATGGTTCTACTATCTGGTTTACGCGACACCATGCAGGGTCGTCAAATTTTCAATCTTCCGCTTGAGTGCCTTGATGACCACCTCCTCGATGGAGTCCGCAGCGAAGAGCACCTTTTGAATCGCATCGGACTTGGCTCCGTTCCGGTGGATCCGACCAAGGCACTGCATGTGGTTCTTGGCGGAATAGCACGGAGAGATAAGGGAGACCCGTGGGTAGTCTCCCTTGAGGTCGTGCAGGGAAATCCCGGTGCCTCCTGCGGCAATGTTGACGACCACTACCCGTGATTCGTCCCGCTGGAAACGGTCGATGGTCTCCTGCCGCTCCGATGCTGTCTGCCTACCGTCGATCTTTCCGCAACCAAGAGTCCGGGTAAGCGCATCGACCGTGTCGGAAAAATTCACGAAGATCACAACCGACTTGCCTTCAAGCAACAGGTCTTCCGCCATCTCCGCGATATCGGGAACCTTGAGCGACTCCGCCAACTGCCGTGCGCGTAGGATGTTTACGATGACGATGTTGTCCTTGTCCTCGACGGTTCCGTTCTCGATGTAGTCCTCCATGATCTGCGGGGTCAAGCCCAGATCATCAAACGCCTTTCGGATCTTGGACAGGTTAGAGAACTGGATCGGTTCGTAGTGGACCATGTTCGCCCGAAAGGAGTCCGGGAAGTCCGCAATGCTGAGTTTGTGTGCCGCATGGTTGTCTTTTTCGTAAAGCTCGGTGCGGATGTTGGCGAGGTATCGCTTCGCGACAAACTCCCACTGACCCCATGCATTGCGGACACAACCGTGGCGCATCATCCAAGAGAAAAAATTCGGGAGTCCATTCTCCGCCTTATTGAGACTGTGCATCTTCATTGCGAACCCCAGACCCCGCATCTCTGACGGGTTCTCCGCTGCGGTCGCGGACATGGAGTGGGTCACGTATCCTTGTTGAAGCAATGAAATGAACAATTGAGCGTTCTGGGTATATGGACCCTTGCACTTGTGGACCTCATCCAGCAGGACCAGCGTGTTCTTGGGGAGCTTCCAAGTCATGATCTTTGATCCCTGCTTGGTCATCCACGAAGTCTTACCTCCCCGGATCTTCTCGTAGTTGGTCACGAATAGCGGAGTCACATTGCACTCAGCCAACTCGCGCTCCCATGAAGGGATCACTGCCTTGGGGCAAAGAACCGCAACGTGGTTGTCGGGTGCCTCGCAGTCCTGCACCCAATCCATGGCGAGTCTCGCCGCAACAACGGTCTTGCCCGTCCCGGTCGAGGAGGTGTCAAGGGTCGAGACCCCGGCCAAATGCTTGGTCCGAAAAAACTCCTTTGCTTCTATCTGCTTGTCGAAGAGTTGCTTCACGGAATGGACCGTAGCGGAATAAACAAAATCTGCAAGTGTGTTTTGTTTATTTTTGTTTTCTCCAATAACAAGCGATGAGATAAGCGTCGATCATCCCATCGTGTGGGGTGGTCGCCTTGTCGGACTTGGTCCAATCCTCGCCGGGACACATCTGCTCCGCGACTATCAGCGCAGCCTCCTTCGTTCCCTTGCCCTTGATTTCTGACAGCATCTTCTTCTGCCACTGCGCGACCTCAACGGCATGGACCTGCCAACCCTTCATCTCACAGGCTCCGAGGATCTTGCCGAAGTTCATCGCCATCGACCGGACAGCTTGGGAGCTTTTGGCATGGCGCAACGGTTCCTCGATCACGATGCAGGGTTCAGTGTGCAGGTCGAGGATCCAATCCCGGAATGCCAATGTGTCCACTTCGGACTTGCCGTTGCGCTTGAGGATCGGCATGGTCCGCTTCGCGATGATCTTCCCGTGGCTGCGGGAGATCGCGCACAACCCACCGTCGATGCCGTTGTCGATCCCAACGATCATCGGACATCCGGGTCCGAAAAAAGTTCGTCCATGTTTGCTTCGTGCTCCCGCCTTTCGATTTCACGATTCAGATACCAACGGGCTTTCTTCAGATCTTCCAGCGTGTTGCCCTTGTGCTCCGCACGGAGGACATACTTGACGACATTCCCGAGACAGAAGTTCATGTGCTCCGTGATGTCGATGACCTCGATCCCGGACGGGTGCGAGGTGTAGTGCTTGGGTCGATTGACGGGGTCGTGTACGGGATCGTGTTCAGTCTTCATGTTCTTCAATTGAGGTTTCTTCGTCTTCTTCATATTCTTCGTCAACTGGAAGTTCCTCCACTTCGGCATCAACCACCGTGCTTTTCCGTTTCGCTGCCTTGATGTCGAAGACATGGGTCTTGACCTTGTCCATCTTGACCGCTCCGTCGTTGAGCGCAGCCTTGCTGTTGGTCAGGATCGCGACATCGATGCTGATCTTGCCGCGACCCCCACCGGATCGTGCGTCAAGCCCGAAGCTCCGCCGGATGATCTGGTCGAGTTGGTCCAACTCCCGGATGGTCTTGGCGGGTTTGACCAGTTTGAGACTGTCCCGCATCAACTTGACCGCACCCGCAGCGATGTAGCTTTGATACTTCTCAGCGGGGGATGTCTGGGCGGCAGCGTGTTCCAGAATGGCAATATCCTCGATCTCCCGGTTCTTCGCCTTGTCGAGCTTGATGGAGTCGCTCAGAGTCCCGGTCAGGTTGATCGCCAGTGCATCCCCTACCGGATCGGGCATCGGCTCACCGACCTTGATGTTGGGTGCGTGTCGGTTGACCTTGGGCGGCACACCGACTTCGCGCAACCACCTCCGCAGGGTCGATTCGGAGATCTGAAGCTCCTGTAAAATCTTCGGTTGGGGGACATCCTTGTTGTAAAGGTCAATTGCCCTTTGCTTCAGCCGATCCTTTTGGAGTTGGAGTTTGGTGGATTTGGGCATAATTTACATAACAAATCACCATTATGGCACACAAGTCAAGGTTGGAGCCGAAGGTCGATCCGAAAACCCAGTTGATGAAGGTCGGTGATTTCACGATCCCGCCGACCACGCTACTGACGGGTTTGCTCTTCGGGTTCGCCAAACACACCAAGGTCAAGGAGAAGGAATACTACTTCTGGCGTATCTGCGATCTTCTCTGGAACGATACGGATCGCTGCCCAGAACCAATGATGGTCAGGCACCCGTGGGCCGAGTCGATGATCCGGGAGGCACTGAGAAACAAATACCTCGCCATCGGCGGGTCCGCGAGTTCCGGCAAGTCACACACCATGGCGGCATTCGGGATCGTCAACTGGTTGTCCCAGCCCAGCGAGACCTTGGTCTTGATGACCTCAACGACCCTGCAAGGTGCGCGGACCCGGATCTGGGGTTCCGTGATTTCGCTGATGTCCATCATTGAAGACTTCGCCCCGTGCAAGATCCGGGACTCCATCGGCAGCATTGCCTACATCAACGACAACGGGACGCTGATCGAACGGGCAGGTCTGAGACTCATCGCTGCGGAGAAGTCCAAGACACGCGAAGCGGTCGGGAAGTTCATCGGTATCAAGCAGAAGCGGGTGTTCGTCATTGCTGACGAGTTGTCCGAACTGAGCGAAGCGATCCTCAACGCAGGTCTGTCGAACCTTTCAAAGAACGAGGAACTCCACATCATCGGCATGTCGAACCCCTCGTCCCGGTTCAATGCCTTCGGGATCTGGTCGGAACCCAAACACGGGTGGAACAGCGTCGATGTGCAGATGCACGATAGTTGGACCACGAAATGGGGTGGGCACTACATGAGGCTCGACGGTGAGCGAAGTCCGAACATCCTAGCGGGGGAGACCCTGTATTCGTGGCTACCCACTTTCGAGAAGGTCGAGGAGGACAAGGCGATTCTGGGCGAGGACTCCCGAGCCTACATGCGAATGGTCCGTGCAGTCTTCTTCGACGGGGACGAGAACGAGAGCATATACAGTGAGACCGAACTGGTTAACACCGGAGCGGTGAGTCCTGCCGATTGGCAATCCAAACCGATCCTTGTGGCGGGTCTTGACCCAGCCTTCACCAACGGTGGGGACCGCACCGTGTTGTTCTTCGCGCAGGTCGGCTACGAGAAGAGTGGGAGCTTCTCCATCGAGTTCCTCAACCACTACCAGTTGTCAGACGATGCGACCAACAAGGCAGTGCCGCGAACCTATCAGATCGTGAAGCAGGTGGCGGATCTCTGCAAGAAGCACAAGGTAGCCCCCGAGAACCTTGCGGTCGATGCCACGGGCGCGGGATCCCCCTTCTGTGACGTTCTCGCAGGGGAGTGGAGCGGGGACTTCCTGCGCGTCAGCTTCGGCGGCAAGGCATCGGACAGGCGGGTCAGTGCGAACAGCAAGCTGACCGGGGAGGAACTCTACGTGAACCGTGTATCCGAACTCTGGTTCGTGGGCAAGGAACTCATGCGGACCAGACAGTTGAGGGGTGTATCTGCGGATTTGGCACGGGAGATAACGAACCGGAACTACGATCTGGTCAAATCGAGCACCCTCCGGGTCAAGGTCGAGACCAAACCGGAGTATAAGGCGCGGATGGGTCGAAGCCCCGATTTGGCCGATGCAGCCTTCCTCGCCCTCGACTGCGCCCGTCAGCGATTGGGGTTGGTGGCAGTGGAACCCCGAACCCAGAATCAGGAATCAGGGTTCAAGAGACATGAGACGAAGACACTCAAGTCTCTGAGAATGAGTTTGTCGAGCGAGGATTCCACACTCCTTGACTAGCTTCCCGGTGCAGGATTCGGGGATCAGGTGGGGTTTTTTGTTTCTTGACCCCCCTACATAAAAAGTATTTTCTAAATACTGGGTTACGCTTATACGTATAAGCG